TCGTAAAAGAATATATGAAAATTATGCTGGTATGTTTCCTACTTTTGAATCTTTTTGTCAAGTCATGGACCAATGTACTGAAAATTTTGAATGTTTGGTTATTAATAACAATGCCAAGAGTAATAAATTAACTGATCAAATTTTTTGGTATAAAGCAGAGGCACATGCCAATTTTAAATTAGGATCCAAAGAATATTGGGAATTATCCAAAAATCTTCCAGATGACGATGATGAAGTTCAATATGACCCATCTAAAGCTAAAAAATCATCCGGGCCCGCTATTCAAGTAAAAAAATCTAAATGGTAAATTACCAAGGGTCTTTATGTTTTCCTTCGTATGGTTTGGCGTGACCTAATTCTAACATTGTATCTGCTACACTTACTCCATTTATTTTAACTACTGCCAAAATACGTCCCCATTTTGATTCATGTTCTACTTCTTCCAATGTAACAAATTTATTCAATATCATTTTTTCCAATTCATATTTTGCTATTCTGGCTAATGCTTTTTCTTTTTCATTTTTAGTTCGTATTTCAGGTGTATCTATATGTTTTATCCTAATTTGAAATCTAAATGTTTTATCTTGAACGGGGCAAATTATTTCATCCGATGCTATATGAATTGTATCTCCGTCGTATACTTTGACTACTTTCCCACATGTAATTGGGGGAAAGTAGGGAATAGTATTTTCTAGGGTTACCGTATTTATTTCAGGGACAAATCTATCTTCTATTAACGGTTTAGTATAAATACACCCCATTGTTATATCAATTAACATTATATTTAATTTTCAATTTTAAAACATGTATTACCTTCATAATCATAAACTATTCTAGTTTGTACACCGTCGTGTTCAAATATTTCTTCTCCGCCACTTTGATCTCCGTATCCCCACCGTGAACTATTAATATGTTTTCCTAGAAATTGCAATGGGTGGGTTGTAAAATGTTTTTCGTTAGGCCACCTACCTTCAGTTCGTGTTTTCATGGCAAATGAATAATTTACGTTTTTTTCAAATGTAGATATTCGGAATACTTCAGTTTCCATAAAATATTTAGGGAGACACTATTTAAATATAATCACAAATGTTTAATTTTCCATCTTCATATTTAAATGGTTTACCACATCCCCATATAGTATCTTTTAATATATCACAATCAGGTTTTGGTAAATGTGGCGGTATTTGTTGCCCGTTATGTTTGTAAATACCACATCTAAAAATGGCACAATTTATTTTTTCAATTTCAATTCCAATTCCACAATGTGGACAATTCATAGTTTACGTATTTATTTTATCTAAAAATTAATTACGCCTTTTTGATTTACGTTTTTTTCGCTTAATTAATCTTGTTCGTTTTCTTCCACCAGACCTACCATACATAGACTCTTTAATTGCAAATTGACCACGTACAGTTAATAAATCAATCATATATCTTAACATATCATCATCTATATTAGATATTTCTAGATTAGGTAATGCAGTTAATAGCATACGGGTTTGTGTTTCTGGATCAGTAGTTATTAGTTCAGTAATTGATGGTTTAAACCCACCTATTACAACATACATAAATTTTCTCGGCATCTGATCTATACCAACATACATACGACCTTCATATGATCCATCCGTAAATTTAAAACATTTATCTTCTCCACACATCATTATTGATGGTTGTCCTTCTAAATATTCTACTTTTAAACCATTATCTGTCAAATTTTTTGCCAAATCAATATCTGGAGTAATTGGTGGATATCTGCGTTCCATAACTTATATAAATATTTTTATTTTAAAAACATGAATATTCCTGAACCAATTAACATAGTTCCTATTATTTTATTTTTATTGCACAATGCAAAATTAAACATGTGCGAATCTATTCCATTCCATGTTTGACCGGTTACATGGTTAAAATATGTTCCTCCATCACATACGTCTTCATTACAAACATTGCAGTCTCCGGCAAATTCTTTATTTGATAAAATGTAAATATTTTTTGTTTTACCATATTCATTCAATCTATTTGTCACAAAAGAAGGACCTGTACTATTCATAACATGCAAATGTTTCCCAAAATATTGATATGTATTTATATTTTCAGGTAATTTATCAATACAATATTTCATAAATGGATGACCAGGAATAACCATAAAAAATGAATTTGTAAAATATGTTTTAACATTAGAAGAACGTGCTACAACAAAATCATATTTTAATAATGTATTTAGACGTTTTTACATGCAATATCCATATCTAAATATATTCCACCATATTTATACAATACTAAATATCTAAATGCATCGCATCGTTGTATATGATTTATATGTTGTATAAAAAAGGATATTCTTCTTTTACAAATTTTTCCATTTCTTTATCCGTCCATAATATATACTTGAAATCTGGGTGGAGTTGTTTACATGATTCTACTGATTCTTCCCCACTGTTTAGGAATTGTTTTTGTTTTCCATGTTTGATGTATAATTTTTGGTATCATATATATTTAGTTTGTTATTTAAATTTTGTCTAAACAAAATATTCGCATATCTAACCATGTTTTCATATATTCTTCAGTAAGTATAGACGTAGGAAATGTTTCATGTAATTTCAAAATATCTTTATTGATTTCTATAGAATTTAATTCGGAATTTACCCACAATGTAAATTCTCCTTCTTTCAATTTACAAATGTCTTGTATTGGTAATGGATTACTACGAATATATTGTTTAGGCTTCCATATTTTTTTTAAACTATCCAACGTTTGAAATCGTTCTTCTATACTAGCAGATAACAATTCAGGAATAGTTGTTTGTTCTTCCGGAGATAACATAGTTCGCATTTTGGTAAATCTAGATTGATCAAAAATTCGGTAAGAAGTGTACAATACCCATTTCATAATTTGACCATTTGGTGTTGCTTCACCAATAACTATATACGGTATAGTATGGTGGCGCAATAAAGATGCAGGCGTATCATCACTAATATGAGCAGAATATTTACATTTCAAAGGTTTACTTTCTAATAAACCATCTTCGCTATCTGCACCATGTTTTTTATGAATAGATTTGATGGACCTGCCGGTGAATTCAACCAATACTTGTTCCAAAATATCATTTCCATTTTTGGATGCTAACATATCTAAGAAGCATTTGGCAAAATATTGAATATCTTCGGTATATTCGGTTGATTGTATTATACGCATGGCATCTTTTATGCGCAAATGATGAATATGTAAACGATTCATACCGTAAAATATATTATTTTACATTATGAATTCAATTAATTTATAAAAAAATAAATTATTAATTGATATTTTGTATACGCTGAAATTCTTCAATTCCGTTGGCAATTTTTTTTATTTTTTCACATAGTTTAAATAACTCTTCAGGAGATTTATATTTACCTCTATGTATTTTAGTTGTTAATTTTTCTATTTCACAACAATAATGTCGCACAATAGGCCATGGTTCTTCTACTTTTTCTTTTCTTTTAGGGTTTATAGGTTCATCCGTTGTAAATATAGTGTCATCTTTGCTTGCACTCATTCTTGTTTACTTTGATTATAAATGTAAAGTTTCTTCAATTTTTTAGTTCGTCGTTTTTGCTTTTTATGTAACTTTTTTCCACCAACTATTGGTTTGGTTGATTGTTTTGTATCTAAATAAAAAATTTTTGTAATTCTCCATGTATTCTGTGTTAATGCTAATAATTCTTGTTCTGTTATAGTAATAAGTTCCGAATTACCCCATGATTTTTTAATAGTAAAAGATTTATTTGCCACATTACTATAATCATAATTTACAATAGTTACTACATGACCTATGTCTCCAATAGGTATATCGGATGTATATGATTTATCTGGGTTTGCCTCTTTCCATTTAAGAAACCAACCATTGATACTAAGCACTAAATATAAATTTTTATCTAATATAGTTTGAATGGTATCAAAAAAAGAAATGGCAGGATTTGCAATTCTACCAAACATAATTGTTTTTTGTGTAATTGGATAAGCATGAGACATAAAATAAGTATAATCAATTTGTTTACAATAATAATGATTTTTTTTATATAAATGGTCTAGTAATATGGGTCTAATAATTTCACATAAATCAGGATGAATAAAACATTGTGTGGTCAAAAACTCTTCATTATATAATACACTATCCAATATATACTCTAATGCAATATACGGATCTTCCCCGTCACAATTATATTTTTTTGCGAAAATAGAGTATATATACATGTATAATATAAGACTGTTTAATTCTATTGGGTTACAATGTCATCTTATTTCTTTCAATGATATTTGTTTGCATGACTTGTCATCTTTACAATCGTAAAAATATGTTGTAATAGATTGATATAATTTATTACATGTATCGGATACATCGGTTTGAATATTAAACTCTAAAGGGTATTGTTTGCGAAAAGCTTTGACAATTAGTCGTGAAATAGCATGTGCAAAACAATTACGGTAATCTTGTTTAGATACATTTGCTGATATTTGACGAGTTAATACCAAAGGTGGAGGTAATTCCTCTTCCATATATTTACAATATTTAAGAATTGTAAAATAATTGGTAAGTATATGAAAAAAATATATTTATTTATTTTGTTGTTACTATCTATTTTATTTCTTTTTCCAATTACAGAAGGACTTAGTTTAAATTCAACAACAAGTCCATTAATTGGAGAATTTGATTATTTAGCACCTATCCCTTCTAATAATGTATGGTCGCAAGATACAATGGATAAATTTATAAGTAAATTTAATTCGGTAAATGAATTACCCGAAGCAAATATGTTAAAATCAGATACATTACTAAATAGTGGGTTTTTACAGTTAGCATTAGAAAAGGAAGCCATGTATTATAATGATAATGGAAATTGGCCAATTAATAAATATGTTACTGATTATATAAATAATCAAAATCCTAAACATCCCATTTTTGGGCAACCAATACCAGGTAGAGATGGAAAAGTGTATGGTTTAGACACTTTATCTGGTTTGTGGCCAAACCGGTTAATATATCAAACATTTATTTATACAACTGAAATGCAAATGACAGAACTTCCAATGTCTTATAAAATATTCAAAGGAATTATTCCTCCTCCCCCTTCTAATATTCCAACTGTTGGCATAATTACTCAACCATCTACACCCAGTCCTACATTTGATACATCTAAATTGACAGATGGCACCACATCTAGTACAAACACAGATGGTTCATCTAAAATGCCATCGTTTGATACATCAAGTGGGTCTTTTGGTACATCTGAATAAATTTATCATAGTGTTAATATTTTATTAAAACAATTATTCCACCATATTTCTTTAATATTATCATGTTCTTTACCCATTCGTTCTAAATGTATCAAACAATTGTCATATACAAGAACTTTAAAATTTGGATTATAATTTTCGCGAAATATTTCTGGTAAACATTCAATATCACTTGTTATATTATGTGGCGTGCATTGCATACTTGTAAATCCATTATAGTTTTCATTCCCATTTGTTACCATTTGCCGTATTTTTCTATCACGTGTTATCCAATAATAACTTTGTCCACCACAATCAATCCAATGTGATTTCCCACTTTCTTTATTAATAATTGGTTTACATAAACCTGAAAACATTTCTCTATCTTCCATTAATTCACCGTTAAAGATAATAAATCCCAACCAAAACATTACATTCCTATCAGGTAATTGCATAGCATTAAATCTGACTTCGCCACAAATTTCATAATTTTTTATATATTCTTCAATATTTATATATTTAAAAGGAAATATATCATTTTCAATGCATACACTAATATTATTATTTTTTAAAATATAATTTTGATATACATAAGTAAATGCCAAACCATACGATTCACTAGCACTAATATAATTTCTATTTATATTATTTATTATATTTGGTATTTCTATTGGAGTAACGTTATATTTACTACATATATTTCTTGCTAATTGTTTAATATTTTCATATTGACCATCAATATAACAAAAAATGTGAATAATACTTCCATCATTGCATTTAAAAAATTTTTGAATTAATAAAATTTGTTGTTCTATAAATTTTATTGAATCCCTATGTGCTAAATAAATATCAATATGCATACAATATCAAAAAAAAATAATATAAAATTATATACGTATTAGACTTATTTGACAATGAATCTACGCTATTGTTTTTAAAAAAAATGTGTTATTGGGGTGAGGTTGAAATAAGATGAAATTATTTTCTTACTGCTACGCGACATATAAAAACGATGCTGTCAGGATCGGATAAATCTTTGTAACAAATCGTCATACGAGCCGTTGCCTTTTCCGCTTTAGGATTCAAATTAGACAATTTGCTCCAACCTGCCATTTCTTTCACGACGACATCATATTGAAGTATTTGCGACTTACCGGTTGTAGAACTTTTGTAGAATCCTTCTGCATCTTTTTCAAGAGATTTAATTGTTTTGCCTTGACCTCCATACATATGCATAAATGCATTTGCTTCTTTAAGAGTTTCAAACTCACCATTGTACAAATCCCATTCGGATTCAACATCAAAATTTTGTGCCGCTCGTACGTCTTTTGGAGTAACCAAATCCAAGTTTTGTTCGTGTACCATACGCCCAAGATAAACTGCAATTTTTTCTGCTTTTTCAACTTTGGAAATCATTGCAGAGCTGGTGTAAATTTCTACAGGTTTGTAATTCGGAAAATGCCCAACATTACCAAATAACCGAGCCATGGTTTGGTATGCCTCTGACTTACATGTGATAGGAGGAAGTATTCCGTAATCAAACATGAACCCATCATGAACTCCTTCCGATGGAGCACATTGAAAAGTTACACCCCGCTGAACACAGTAAAATCCGGTGATAGCAAGAGGAAATCTTGCCCAATTACTATCTTTATATAGCTTAGATAGTGTTATATTAAACTCGGGTGGAAGTTCTCCGTTGGTTATAGTCAAATACTTGCGCAAATCATTTGGCTGTTCACCTGGTACAAGAATTTCTTTGCGTTCACCATTGATTATGATAACAACAAACCCTAGTTCTCGGTGTAAAAAGTCGGCAATTTCATTGTGGCTCTCTTTTCGCAATTCGCCAGGTATGAATGCACGGACACCAGGACGTAGTAATTGTTCGCGATGTTTCAATACAACTTCGCGAACATAAGTTACAGCATTTTCTGTAACGATATTTTCTTCAAACTTGATTGAATCTTTTAAACACCTGTAGCATTCAGGGTGAGTAATTTCATAACCTAGTACCTGAAGCGCTCCATATTTTTTGAAAACCGAATCAAATGTTGCGCTAATGAGAGTGACTTGATGAATTGCCGGAATCTCAAGAAGAGTTGAATATTTTGACCAAAGTTTGATGCTTTTGTCTGCTTCATCAATCCAAATGTTAATTTTTTTGGTAAAACATGCACAATCCGCAAGAGCACGAATCATTTCGGATAGATATCGCAAACGTGTTGCGTGGGCGCACAATACGACCATTTCCACTTTTTCCGAGATGATTCGGAATGCAAGACTTTCCGCAGTTATATTGCATTCTTTATTTCCAGAAGTCCAACTGAAAACACCTGACTTGATTACAGCATCATTTGCACCTTCTTCGGATTCAGTAGCAAGATCGGTCATAAGACGAGATTCGGTTTGTTTCACGAGGAGGATGTTGTTGGCCGAAATGATAAGGTTAATATCACCATCGCCAAAACACTCGCTGATGTCCTTATAATGCCGAATAAGGTCCTCCATTTTACGGGTTTTTCCACTTTGAGCTGGGAGATAAAGACACTTAAGTTTGCTGTTTGAACCACCCATGTTCAATTCTTAATTGCCAAAAAGGATATCCAAAATATATATATATTTTTATTTACAAAAACGATTTCAATTTTTAAAATATTCAACGGATCTAATAAACTGTCTTTTTAAATACATAAATCCAATTATGTAAATCATAATTGTCTTTGGATTTTACTATAAATCCATGTTTTTTTGCCAAATCTACAATAAATGGTATAGATTCCATATAAAAAGTATGTTCATTGCGAACTGTTTTTTCGGGATAAGTAATAGTTTCGTATACTTTGTTGTCTTTTATTTTTCGTTTGTATTTAAATGTACCAGAAACTACATTGGGTTTACCAAAATTACACGAGTCGGTTAGATGCACAATAAATAATCCATCTGGAATTAACCATTGATATATATTATAAAACAATTGTTCTTTATTTTCAATGTAATACAAAGTATAATGAAAACAGGTAATATGTGAAAATGATTCGGGGTGAAATGCAGACATATCTAATACATCTCCTTTGATATAATGATGTTTATATTTTTTAGAATATTGAACCATAGCACTAGAATTATCTATTCCTATAGCAGGAATACTTTTTTTATTTAATTCGTCTACATGGAGACCTGTACCTGAACCTATGTCTAATACCGAACTATCTGTCGTAGTAGTTGGGACAAGAATACTTAAATCTTTTTGAATACGGTAATAATCATAATGAATGGTATCATAAATAGTTGCATAATCTTTATCATATAAATCAGAATTTGTTTTAAAAATTATATTTTTATCCGGCTGTTTTTTGGGTTTTAAAGAAAATAAAATTAAAAAAGATAAAATAATAAAAATAAGTAATAAATAAGTAATTACCATATTATTACGTAATTTATTATTTTATTCGTTAATCGGAATAATTATAGGAGCACGTAATTCAATATTACCATTTTCATCTTGAAAATAATAATATTTATCGGGTATTTCATGTTCAAAATTAGCAAGTTCTATATTACGATCATGCATATATCGTATTATCTGATTTAGAATAAATCCATTGTAAATATTTTCAATACATAAATAAATAGAATAAAGAATGAATAAACTTATGTAATCTAGCATTTTTATTTAAATATTAAAACATTATTTAATTCAATTTTTACTTTTAATAAATATAAATAGTATGGCAGAAGACAGATCACCGGAAACATTTATTTTTTCATTCGTCCGAATGAATCCACCTACACCTGGGCATTTGGAAATTGTAAAAACGTTAATTTATAAAGCTATAGAATTAAATGCAAAAAGAATATACATTTTATTATCAACTACTGTAGATGATAAAAATCCTATTAGGTGTGAAGGTGACCATGCAAGTGCATTATCTGACCCAGAATCTTTAGTATATAAAAAAACAATATTATCAGAAATGATTAAAACATACATACACCACCTTGTACAGGAAGAAACAAACGCTGACAATATACCAAAATTACAACAATTAAACATAATAGTAAGGTGTGCTTATGGAAATCCATTTGGGACTATTCATGCTATTCTTTCTGAAGAATTTGCAAGTGTTGAGACGATAAATATGTTTGTTGTAGTTGGAAGAGATAGGGCAAATTTTTTAGATAATATTGCAGACCAATTTATAGTTCAAGACAAAATTAATAGTGTAGATGGACTTATTTTAGAACGTCCAG